CAAGCAGAAGAAGATACATTGTTTTGGGAAATCTTTGACGAGTTCAAAGACTTTGTTACTAATAAGACTAATTGTACTGTTATGCGTCATCCGCAACTAGAAGCTGATGATCTTATTGCAGGCTGGGTACAAGCACACCCTAATGATGATCATGTTATTATTAGTACAGACGGTGACTTTGCACAACTTATTGCTCCTAACTGTAAACAGTACAATGGTATACAGAATGTTACTATTACGCACGAAGGCTACTTTGATGAAAAAGGCAATCGTGTAATTGATAAAAAGACTAAAGAAGAAAAGCCGGCGCCTGACCCTGAATACATGTTGTTTGAGAAGTGTATGCGTGGCGACACTAGCGACAACGTGTTTAGTGCATATCCAGGTGTACGCAAAAAAGGCACTAAGAACAAAGTAGGTCTTATTGAAGCATTTGCAGACAAAGACAAAAAAGGTTACAACTGGAATAACATGATGCTACAACGTTGGACTGATCATAATGGCGACGAACATCGTGTACTTGACGACTATACTCGTAATGTTACATTGTGTGATTTAACTGCACAACCTGCAGACATTAGAGAGATTATTAATACAACTATTGCAGAAAACGCAACACCTAAAGAAATACAACAAGTAGGTATGCGTCTTATGAAATTTTGTGCTAAGTGGGATATGCAACGTATTGCAGATCAAGCACAAACATATGCAACACCTTTACAAGCGAGATACCCTATATGACATTAAAAGCAAAACCTGTATTGAAAGATAAATTTTGGATTGTTGAAAGTAACGGAGAAAAGGTCGGAACACTTAGTTGGAATGACGATCGCTATTTGTTTACAAGCAATATAGAAACTTGCTTTTTTGACAATAAACGTCAAATGAAGCAAAAGTTTGGTATGGAATTTATTTTTAGTGATAAACCTGATACAGGACAAATTGAAACAAAAGCCGAATATAAAATACACAATTGTCCTACAAGTGTAAAGCCATACAATGAAATGTATGATGTGCAACGCAAATTGCCTCTTTTTACTAAAAGCGCAAAATCAAAAAGTTTATACTGTGCAGGATATTATATTATACACTTCGACAAAGGTTGGGTAAAGAGCTTTTGCCCTAAACTAATTACTGTTGAACGTTATGAAACAAAAGGTCCGTTTAAAACAGAAATTGAAATGCGGCAGGAGTTAAGTCGTGCAACCAATTAACACTTTGCCAATACAACAGTTTCTTACACAGGTCAAAAACGCCGATGCAAGTAAGGCAAGAGAAGTTAAAATAACTATAGAGCAAGCAAAAAATCTTGCATTTACATTAGGCATAGTTATGTCTAGACTACAAGGAGACCTAGAAAAACTTGTTGTTGAATCTAAAAATAATAACGAAGAAATAATTAAAGTAGAACTAAACGGCGGTAATGATTGGAAATAAAATGCTAACACCCTGGGAAGGTAATGAACTTAATAATTTTATAGCAGGATGGTATATAGATGAAAATTTATGTGACGAAATTGTAGATTATTTTGAAAAAAATGCCGATCTATTTCAAAGCGATACGCATAATTTTTGTAGTGTAACACCCATACAAGCATTGCCTAATAACCTAATAGATGCTTATTCTAAACAAATGTTTACAGTAATTGAGCTGTATAAAGAAAAGTATAAGTTTAGTTATGAAGATCTTGTACCGTGGAGAATGACTCCTCCAATGTTTCACAAATATTTGCCAGGACAATCATATTCAAGACCGCATTGCGAAAATGACGGCTCAACAGACCCTGAAGTTGAGCCACGGCATCTTAGCCTAATGTCTTATTTGTGTAATATTAAAGATGAAGGTGGTACTTATTTCTACAATCAAGATATAACTACTCCTTCTAAAAAAGGTCTAACAATACTCTTTCCTGCACATTGGACGCATAGGCACAGAGGCATGCCTGCTACAAACGATACCAAATATATTACTACATCGTTTGCTAAATTTGTAAGATAATAAAATACGTAGTTAACCTACAAAAGAGATAAATATATGCGTAGTTAATAATAAGGATACGCATATGAGTCGCCCCAAACCAACTGTTCTATTAGAACACATCAATAACAAAACTTATAAAAGTGAACAAGTATTAGAAGCTGAAGCTATTTGGGCAGTATTTTATAAAGATAAACCTTTTAATTTAAAAAGTGCTAATGCCATTACTAACTATCCGGGCCCTAAATATAAGAAAGTAAGTTTTTCTAATCCCGGACATGCACACAATCTTGCAAAAAAGTTAAACGAAATGTTTAAAAGCGAGGAGTTTGTTGTAGTTAAGTTAACAACAGGTGAAGAAGTTCCTGAATGAACTGGAAAGAAACATTTACTAAAGTCTTTCTAAGAGAGCTGGGTAAGAGTTCAAACGACATCAACGTAAAAGAATATTTGCCGTTATGGTGGCAAAATACGAGATCAAAAGACTCCGGCGGACTACGTCTAACTGATGCAGGATTAGATATTATTCAGCAAATAGAGCTTACTACTTACGACATACCTTATCCTAAAGAAATGACTCTAACTCCACAAATTGCTATCTTTCTAGACCAATTTATCGACTGTCCGTACTATCTTTCAAATAGGTGTATTACTGTAACTGATCAAAAGAAAGCTGTAGAATTATCGTTATTTTCAGGCGATTTACGCAAATATGGCTTACAAAAAGCAATGACTCGTCAAAAGAAAAGCAAAGAAAATTCCTAAGTTGTTGATTCTAAACAAGTTCTTTTTTTAGAAAAAGGTTGACATTTCTTATAAAGACTGTATAATGTATATATAGTTAGAAATTAAGCACTGATAACTGAAATAAGGAATACACAATGGAAACTACAGCAACACGCACCGTATCACCCAACAGCGCCAAAGGCGCAATCAAACATGCTATTAAAAAGCAACGTCCGGTCTTTTTATGGGGGCCTCCAGGTATTGGTAAGTCTGACATTGTTCGTCAAATTACTGAAGGACTAGGCAACTCACACTTAATTGATATCCGTTTATCATTATGGGAGCCTACAGATATTAAAGGCATTCCATACTTTGATAGCAATATTGGTAAAATGGTTTGGGGAGCACCAGAAGAACTTCCTACAGAAGAATTTGCATCACAGTTCGACTATGTCGTATTGTTCTTAGATGAAATGAATTCAGCGGCGCCTAGCGTACAAGCGGCAGCGTATCAACTTATTCTTAATCGTAAAGTAGGTAAGTATTGTTTACCTGACAACGTTCTTATTGTTGCAGCTGGCAACCGTGAAGCTGACAAAGGTGTTACATACCGTATGCCTGCTCCGTTAGCTAACCGTTTTATTCACTTAGAACTTGCTGTATCTTTTGACGATTGGTTCCAGTGGGCTGCTGATAACAAGATACACCAAGATGTATTAGGTTATATTACATTCAGCAAAAAGGATCTTTACGACTTTGATCCTAAATCATCTAGTCGTTCTTTTGCAACTCCACGTTCGTGGACATTTGTATCAGAATTATTAGAAGATGGTGTTGACGAGAACACCACTACAGATCTTGTAGCTGGTGCAGTAGGCGAAGGTTTGGCTGTCAAATTTATGGCTCACCGCAAGGTAGCGTCGAGCATGCCTAACCCTACTGACATACTTGCAGGCAAAGTAAAAGAGATGCATCAGAAAGAAATCAGTGCTATGTATTCCTTAACTGTATCTCTTTGCTATGAATTGAAAGAAGCATCAGACAAAGGTGATAAAAAGTTTGATGACAAAGTCAATAACTTCCTGCAATTTGCAATGGATAATTTTGAAACTGAGCTAGTAGTTATGGGCATTAAGCTCGCACTAACACAGTATCAATTACCCATTGATCCAGACGAAGTGGCTTGCTTTGACGAGTTCCACGAGAGGTTTGGAAAATACATTAAGGCTGCTCAAACAGTCCATTAATGGCTAGGAGGACGGGTCTTTTGGGCTCGTTCTCCTTTTTTTTGGTTGACAATTACTGTAAATACGTGTATAATATACTTATAAATTGAAATAAAGGACGTAGCACATGTTTAATCCAGACGTACTATACAATGTAGAAGGTAAAAAGAACTGGCAACCTGACCCAGATATTACACCTAAAGCACTTGAAGAGATGCGTGTTGACGTACTTGACCGTATTATTGTTGCTAGAATTGGCTTACTACTACGTCATCCATTCTTTGGTAATATGGCTACACGTTTGCGCATCCAAGAAGGTGACGACTGGCTAGGTACAGCCGCCGTAGACGGACGTAACCTTTATTTTAATACACAATTTTTTAATGCACTATCAAACAAAGAAATTGAGTTTGTTATTGCACACGAGATACTACACTGTGTCTTTGATCACTTAGGACGTAGAGAAGGTCGTGATCCTATGATCTACAATATTGCCGCTGATTATATTGTTAACAACTTGTTAGTTAGAGATCGTATTGGTCAAATACCCAAACTAGTTGATTGCTTCCAAGATTTTAAATACGAGAATTGGTCTTCTGAAGATGTATATGATGACATCTTCAACAAATACGACGAAGAAGAATTAAAACAATTAGGCGAGTTACTTGACGAGCATATTGATTGGGAAAAAGGTGCAGGTGAAGGACAAAGTGATAAGCCTGGTAAAGAGGGTGATGAGCCTGGAAAAGGACGTCCTAGTTACTCCAAAGATGAGCTCAAAAAGATACGTGATGAAATTAAAGAGAGCATGATAAATGCTGCGCAGAGTGCAGGTGCAGGCAATACACCAGCAGGTGTACAGCGTATGATTAAAGAAATGACAGAGCCTAAGATGAACTGGCGTCAAATTCTTCGTCAACAAATACAATCAACTATTAAAAGTGACTTCTCGTTTAGTCGTCCTTCACGCAAAGGTCAAATGAGCGGTGCTGTACTTCCAGGCATGAACTTTTCAAATACTATTGATATTTGTATTTCAATTGATATGAGTGGTTCAATTGGCAATGCACAAGCTAAAGACTTCTTAGGCGAAGTTAAAGGTATTATGGACGAGTTTCCAGACTATAATATTAAAATTTGGTGCTTTGATACTAAAGTATACAACGAACAAGACTTTACAGCAGACAATGGTGAAAACTTAGAAGACTATGAAGTTATGGGTGGTGGTGGCACCGACTTTGATGCTAACTGGAACTATATGAAAGAACATGACATTAACCCTAAAAAGTTCATCATGTTTACAGACGGCTATCCTTGGAACAGTTGGGGCGATGAAGACTATTGTGATACTATATTTGTTATCCATTCACACCATGACAAAAACTTAGAAGCACCATTTGGTCAAACGGCACATTACGAACTATCGGCATAAGATGATAAAAGAGAGAAAAATTAATCCGTTAGAAGTATTTAATGCTAGGAAGGTAAATCATCCGCCTTCCTACTTTGAATATATTAATGTAGCACTTACTTACAACTTAGAAGACTCAATAGCTAAATGGATCAAAAGGCATTTAAAAAATAGATTCTTTGTAGGAAAGAATGTTATACTTGATAACAATAATAGATTAACACAAGTACTTACAATAGGTTTTGAAGACGGCAAAGACATGAGTTATTTCATGTTAGCGTGTCCACATTTGAAGTACAAATAAATAATATGCGCATATATACTATAACAAGGAGACAATTATGAGCGAAGAACAAACTACAGCAGACGTAAATGAATCACCGGCTGCTGAAGCTACAGAGCAACAAGCACCTGACTTAACAGTTACAGACTTGCAAGCATTAAAGAGTATTATTGATGTTGCAAGTCAACGTGGCGCATTTAAGCCAAACGAAATGATGACTGTAGGACAAACTTACAACAAATTAGATGCATTTTTGGGTGCTGTAACAGCAAACCAACCACCCGCACAAGGAGTATAATATGTTAAAGCATGTAGGACGTATGGTCCAAAATCAAAGAAGAATTGTAGTTGCATACAAAACTCTACCCAGTGAACCGGATAGCTGTGTAGTAGTAACTACTGAGAATTTAGAAGCAGCAGATCACGACACATTAATTAAGTTAGTAGAATCTCCTGCAGGTCAACAAGCTGAAGATCTTGCTACAGTGATGGCTAGAACTAAATTATCTGACGGTAGCACTATGTTAGCTAGATTTCATAAAACAGGTAAAATGGTTAAAGTTAAAACAGCCGATGTTGAAATGGTTCCTAACTCAAACACAACCATTTTGTTGTCTGAACTAAACGAAGTTATTGCACAACAAAAAGGTGTTAGCGTATCCGACTTAGCTGTAAAAGGTCCAGAGACATTAGCATCAGTAAGTGATGTACCGTCGTCAAACGAACCTGCTATTACACAAAACGAAGTGTTAGATGATGCAGCATTGGCAGCAAAATATAGATCAGACGCTGATCGATTAAGTAAAGAAGCTGCAGCGCTACGTAGACAAGCTGAGGAATTAGTGCCAACTAAAAGAAAAGCCAAAGCGAAGTCTGCAGAAAGTGCCTAATAATAAAGGTAAACTTCCACCCGAAGTCATTAAACATTGGCCAGAAGTATTCGGTGATGTTGAAATAAAAGCGGTGCCTATACAGTATATACATAGTGTACACGTACATTTCTTAGACGGTAAAGTATGGGAAATAGGAGTTGATCCAATTGATGATACTGAAACAATGAATATTGAAGAAATTGAAAATAGTTTAGATGCATTCTTTACCGAGTACGACGAGTCTATATCACACGTTGATTTTAGACTTAATACTTCTAAAGTAGTTAAAGACGTTAAAGAACGTACTAAAACATTTATGAAAAAACGTCAATGAAGAATTTGATTAATTGCATAAATACTACTAGCAATAAGATTATTCCAGGAGTATAACATGGCACTACGTCTAAGACGCGGAACTGAAAGCGAACGTCAGAACTTAGTAACACCTTTATCGGAAGGTGAACTTATATATGTAACCGATACAGGAAAACTGTTCATCGGTAATGGCACGGCAACCGGCGGCGTTGAAGTTATCGGCAGCGGCGGAGGTGGTGGCGCTACTACACTAGATGCATTAACCGATACTGATTTAACAGGTTTTACAGACGGTGATGTACTAACATACATCGCAGCATCAAATAAGTGGGAGCCAATTCCAGTTCCTGGTGCTAGTGCAATTGGAATAAACGATCTTACTGACGTTGATATTACACCAAGTGCTTTGGATATGTTAATATATGACGGTTATAACTTTGTTACAGTTCCAGTACAAACAATCTTTCAAGAACAACAAAACTGGAGAGTAAATATTGTTGGTGACGACTCGACTATACTAGTTGATACGGACACTAATAGTTTTAGAGGTACATTATTCGGTACCGTAGAAGGTGATATAAAAGGTAGTATATTTGGCGACGATAGTACATTATTAGTAGATGCTGTAAGCAATAAGATTAGTGCAAATAGTGTGCTTTCGTCTATCGTAGACACAGGTTTAATATATGGATCGCCGCCAGAGCGCGAAGACGGATTAAGAATTTTTATACCTAATGGTTCGTCACTCAATGTTGTTTCACACAACGGAGCACCTGAGGAGCCTACAGCAACATCCCCAGGAGACTTTATTTCATCAATTTCGCTACTAGGTACAACTGATACTTCAACTTCTAAAGTAGCAGGAGCAATAATTTCACAATGGGACGCCACAGCAGATTTAAACACAGATTATCCTAGAGGGAATATCTTCTTTGCTGTAGGACAAAACAGTAATGATCCTAATCTTGTTGCAGAACTTGATTACACTGGAAACTTTACTTCTAAATCTATATCGCCTGGAACTTATGCAGATGCTGCTGCACGTGATGCCGCAATTGCATCCCCAGTTGCGGGTATGATGGTATTCTTAACAGACGGCGATGGTGCAGGAAATCCTAAGTTTCAAGGAAATACAGACGGAACAATAACAGGATGGGTAAATCTAAATTAATGCTGAGAGGTATATTAGGACACCCCTATTTAGATTTATATAGTTACGTAGACTTAACATCTTTTGATAAGCTACACTCTGAAATATGCAGAGCATTTGTACTAGGTAAAAACTTTGCAGGCAACGGCAATTTACAACTAGAAAAGTACGATCAAGAAAACGTCAACCTAGATGCATACAATGGCGATATAAGTCCGGTTTGGCTAATGTATGAAAAATACTTAAAGCTATCTAACGATGATCCTATTAAGGTTGCAGGAGAAGGATTAAACGAAGAACAACTTATTCTATACATAAAATATGCATTTGGTGCATACAACCCGTGGCATGTTTATAATGTGTTTGATAAAATAGATGAAAAAAGAGTTCTTTCTCCGATACATCACCTTTTCCCTAACCTAATAACTTGGATAGACAATCTTGATATTTTTTCAAATGTTACAAGAGCATATTTTCTTTTAATAGAACAAGATGGTATATCTGTTGAACATTGTGATCCTTCCCCGCATCCAGATATACCTAGAGAATTTATACACATAAAATCTTGCGACAGCAGACCGTTTTATGTAAGAGAGTATAAAAATTCAGAAAAGATTTATATGAATTCTAGAGTTACATATTTTAATGATCAAGATTGGCATGGTGGAGAAGCGTCTAAAAAAACTACCTATTCATTACGTATCGACGGAATTTTTACAGAGACATTTCGAAAGCAATTGAAAGGCAAAGCTGGTGCAATACGGTAAAAGAATTGAAATTAATAATTTAAAAGAAATACAACAAGAATTAATTAATTATAATTTTTTTAAGGCAGTACCAGACCTTGAAAGTTTTAATGGACCTTTAAAAAAGAATTCGACTTCTGGTATTACATTTTCTACCCTGCCTAACTTACCAAAACTTAAAGAATTTTTAGAATCAACTGTAAACACAAATCTTATAACACATTTTCATATAATAAATATAGGACCAATGGAGCACAGTCCTATACATCATGATGACGACGATGCTCCTTGGGGATTAAATATTCCTATTTTAAATTGCGAATATTCTAATACAATCTGGTACGATGACAACGATAACGAACTTGAGCGTATATGTTTAGATACTGTACATTTTTTGAATACTGTTGCTATGCATCAGGTACTTAATCACTGTGATGAAAATAGACTAGCTATGTCTATTAGATTTGCAGGTACACACGATCTAGATAAAATTATAAAATGAGTATCTATAAAATAATTTGTACAGGCAATCCACACAAACCCGGAATAGCAAAATCTGTATTTGAACGTTTTCCTAATACAACTTTTTTACATTTATCTAATGGTTATGATCTAACATCATTAGATGGACAGAATAAATTTAAGTCTATTATAAAAAATTATAATGTTTTCATCAATGTTTCTCAATTAAAAGATAATTTTCAAGAACAACTTCTTAAAATAGCACACAAAGAAAGTATGACTGGACATGTGTTTAATATAGGAAGTATTGCAGAATATAAAAGATGGGAATGGTATAATTCAGCATACACTGAAGAAAAAAGAAGTCTACGTGAAACTAGCTTAGATTTATGCACCCAATACTTTAAAACAACTCACATTGTTGCCGGAGGGTTTCAAGACTCGACTTCAACAGATTCGTCTAGAATGGACCCAATAAAAATTGTTCAAATAATAGAGTTTATTTTAAACCTTGATATAAATATTCCTATAATAGGAATTGAAAAGATAATTGATAAGGAATTAGCTGAACAATTAAAAGGAAAAACACAATGGTAAAATACAAGTTACACGAAAACGGATGGACTGTGTTGCTCGAGGACTTTGACTTTTGCTTGGCTACACAAGAAGATATAAACGATATTGCAAAATTAGTTGCTACTAACACATGCGTGGTTTGTAAAAATCAAAATTTAAGTACTCAAGACGAAGTTAGAATTGTTAAAATGTTTAAAGATCCTCAATACTTTGACACACGTAACGAAAATTCTACAGATAATATGTTTAGAGGAGCAGAAGTTGATGGATCAGAAAATATAATATTAAGAGTATCAGCTGAAAAAGACGAGGAAGGTTTAACTGGAATTGCCGGGCATGATAGCGAAATGCAGTGGCATGCTAATGATCAAACAACACCGGAGAGAAAATCTATAGTATGGCTATATTCTGTTAAAGGTAGCAAAGGTTCTAGAACAACTTATAACAATAATATAATGTCATACGAACATTTAGATATTGAAAAAAGAAAAATTCTCGAAAACCTAAAACTTACTATTTTACAAAACGTGTCTCTTAGAGAAGACGAGGATGACGGAGCTGCTAAAATTGAAAACTATACTCCAAATTTAGTTGTAGAAAATATTGCAGGGAAACGAGGATTTTATTTTCCTTTTTTACAAATATCTGGCTTTGAAGGACTAACAGAGGAAGAAAGTAAAGAAATAATTAATTGGTTATCTGAGTACACTACGCAAGAAAAATTTTGTTATCATCACGATTGGGACGATGGTGATGTTGTAATTGCAGAACAATGGCTAGGTATACACAAGCGGTGGCCTTTTAATCTTGTTGAAGACAGACTGCTTCATCGAATTGCATTTGATTTTCCTGATCAAGATTATAAATCTTAAGGCAAGTCGTCTATAACAATATATTTACCGCTAATTTTTTGTGCTTTGGCGGCAGAATTCATTAGAGCTTTCCACTTATCTAATCCGTCGTGACGAGCTATAATTATATGCATTCTGTCTTCGTTACTGTTGTTTACTACGCTATGATCATAATGTAAATTCATAGCATAGACTCCGCCTTGTTCCATTATTAATTCTTCTCCGTCTCCCCAGATCCATTTACATCCTTGCGGATTATTTAAAGCAACATTAATATTTTCAATAAGTTTCATACTAGAGTCATTATGCATTTCTATCTTACCGCCGGCTCTAAGTAGCATAAATCTAACCCTGCCGTATTTGTTACACGGAAAAACTTCTTTAAGCCATTTAGTTGTTACGGGACATTTGTCTGCTATTTCTGTCCATATATAATCATTACTAGCATCTTTGCCTTGCTTATATCCATATGCATCAAAGTTTTCATGCTTGTCTGCACCTAGTCCATGTATAGTTAAACTTTCCCATCCGTTATGTCCATATTCGCTTCCCCTATGTGGCGTAAAGTTATCTAAAAGAGTAAATGCTTCTTTAAGCATTTGTTCATACGGGATCGAAATATCTAATTTTAAATACTTGCCATCTGATTGAAAGTATTCTCTCATGTTAAAATCTTTACTTGATGTGTCATTGGGCAGTAGCTTTTCCAATCGTGTTCTTGCCATGGTGGTGCATTAAATTCGTTTATATCCCATAAATTAAAATCTTTAACTTTTCCAAAATTTATTTCATCTTTATTACAATAGAAGTCTCCTAATCTAGAAGGTATAAACAGCCAGATATTTTCATCAATATTTTTTAATGTGTCTATTAAGTTATTTTCTCTTGCTACTCGATATTTAACATTTGCTGAATTTACATATGGTATATGATTAAAAACATCACTAACATTGACGAATGTATTTTTATTAGGTTCTAAAAAATTATATGTATTAGGAGCAAAATAATCTAATAATTTATAATCAAATTTTAATTGTCTAACTTTATTCCAAAGACTTTGAAAATCATCAAAGTTTTGTTCAAACGAATCCCACCAATCTCTTATTTTTTTCTCATGATTAATTAAATCATAATTATAGCTATCAGGAACAAACTTCATTTGATTCATATAAAATGTTGCATAATCTTTTCCATCCCATTCTTCTACTAATGACTTCATAAAACTAAGTACCGCATAACTTATATCAGTAAATGTAATTTTAGTATTGTTGTGATATCCCAATGTTAAAAGATTGTGTATCCAATTTAATCCCGTTCCCGTAGTAACATAGTGGTCAACAGGATTTTCTATATTAATGTTCTCTGGTAGAGCATCGCTATTCCACGGAGTAACCATTGTATTACATACTAGTGTATAATTAAAAAGTTCTGGAACGTGGCGCAAGTAAACGTGATCATATTCGTAATACAAATAAAACTTATTAATTCGTATGTCGTCGCCTACATCGCAGAATACAGCATTGTTTTTTAACCCTATATCTATAAAATTCCAGCCATGTCTTTGCTGCGTATAAGTTCTAGAAGTATTTCCTTGTTCAATCCATACTGGTATTTCGGTATCGCCCCGGACACACTCTTCACTTCTAATTGGTTCTATTTTAGTATGAGTTTTATTCCAATCAACATCGCCCATTTCAGGAGACCCTAGTCTCCTATATTCTTCCAAGTTCATAATAAAAAATTGATTATGAATTTCATAATAAGCATCGTTTCGATCTAGTACATGTCCTGCTAAAGTAAATTGTTCTTTGCATTTTTGTTCAACACTAGAAAATAATCTATCAGACAATCCTAAATGAGTTCCAGTTATAACAACAACAGCATGTGTATAAAATTTATCGCTAGCCGCTCTTTTTAATAATTTATCTGTGGAAGTGTCTATTATTATGTCATATCCATTTTGTATTGTTTTTGATAAAAAGTAATCGCTTACATTTTTAGCAGTTTCTCTAGACGAAGCACTATACTGATTATTAATATTATCAAATATACAATAAACAATTTTATTTTGTTTCTTAATTCTATAATCCATTTTAATTTCCTAATTTATTAAATGCCCACATACGTTCCTCACACCACCAACAAGAACCACAGTGTGAACCAATGTGTTCGTCATTTTCGCAACTCCTAGTTACTGGAAATAGTGTTTCTGTTACTCCTAAAGAATCATACATCCTTGCTATGTCTTTTTTATTATGATTAAACCATGGTATATATGCACGTTCGTCTAATTTTAATTCGTCAACAGGGTTTCCATCAATTGTCAGAGGACATTCTTCTCCAAAATGTGTTGCCTTTTCAACAGGTATTGTAAATCCAAATAAAGGATGAATTGTATCTTCAGATCTAAATTCATTATGCCAGTCTGGTTGCTGACCATTCCAAGTTTTGTAAACAGTACTCGGAGGAAATTTAGTAAGCCCCAAATATATTATATCGACTTCGTTTTTATCTAATGCACTAGTTAACATATTAATATAAAATTCTGCAGATTCGTCAGGTTCAACAATTTCTCGATGTATTACATAATTATTATTTCCAGTCAGTTCTGCACATTTTTCTACAACTGCATAAAAATATTTTTCTAATGCAGGTCTTCTTTTTTCTGCCATCATATTATATACATGTACAGTTTCTTTAACATTAGACATCAAAACATATAGCAACAATGCACTATCTGCACCACAACTTACTCCAACGCCAACAGGGCCTTTTTTATAAATTCCGATATCGACGTCAGCATTTTTTATATAATCTAAGTTTACCATCTTGTATTCCTATGCAAAACTTCAAAAAATTTGTCTGGGAATATTTCCCATACTGTTTGATTAGTGCCTCTATAAAACACATCTTTTATACGTTTCATTTGTCCTGTTTTTTCCATGGCCGGAGCAAATACTCTATGTACTATTTGTTGTGTTCCGGCTTCGTTTTCATTAGAAGTTATAAATGCCTTAGCTCCTTTAGGAAGCCATTCTAAACAAGCAGGAATTAAAAATTGTCCTGTTGCGTGTTGGTGTGTGACAATCTGGTTACGTGTTCGTAAACTAACTAACGGTAATTTATCTGTAAACACACATGTTCTAGCAGCAACTCTAAATGTATTAGGGCCCATTACATCGTCAAATGTATGTGCTGCTACACTGCCTACAGCTTCATTATTATAGTATAATATCCAAGTCTGCCATTTATCTTCTTTACGAAAACAATCTACTAGCATATGCTGTGACGCATTATTCTCAAAACCCCTACTAGCAGCATCTTTATAAAATTGCTCTAAATCTAACTGTTCGGACCAAGGAATTATTTTATACATTAAGTGCCTTCTCTATAAAATCTGCCGGATAATTGGTTCTAAAACTATTCCAACATAATTTATCCATAACGTTCCACGGCTGTGGAACATTCCACTCGATGCCTAACTTTTCTAAATTCTTATGCATTTCGTCTTGTCTTGTGCTATATATATGACTTTCAACATCAACAATACTTACATGAGGCTCATCTTTATGGTATGTAAAGAAGTAATTCATACTTTTTAGTTTACCATCAACAACAAAGTAACTACTCGGGTGCATACTGTATTTGTGTAGTCCTAAACTCTTATGTGCTTTTATAATTTCAAGCATTTGTTCTTGCCAATCAGGTAATACACTGTCATAATTGTGTGTTGTACAGTTTGCTCTATTCCAAAAGTCTTTACCTTCAATTTCTAGATAGACTTTACGTTCTTGTTCATCTATACTAAAGTTAGGAATATGCTCAGGATAATGCATCTTCATAAGTTTAAGGAATTTTATTTCACGATTAAACTTTTCATCCATTAACGCAGGATCAACTACTTGATTTTGTCCTTTATGATATTCACCATCGTTATAATACCATTGTACAAAAGTAGTTAAAGTACTGTTAGCAAGACTAGTGTAAATTAAATTATTTCGACATAGTCCTGTACCCGGAATATCATTATAATAATATTGCATTTTGTCCAACTCAATTCCTCCTGTATACTATAATTTATCTAATAAATATTTACATAGAGTTAGATATGGAGAATTAAATGGATTGCACATTACACGAGAATGGCTGGACAACCATTGTCAACGACTTTGATATTAGTACAGCTACGCAAGAAGACATAAACAAAATTTGTAAATTAGTAAGTGATACTACCTGTGTAGTATTAAAAAAACAGCCTCAATTAGATCTAGAAACAGAACTAAGAATAATTAACATGTTTAAAGACCCATCGCCGCTATTTCATAAAAAAGACGATCACTTTAGACATACAGCAGTAGACCCAGATGGATTAATATGTCGTGTAACAGCAGAAAAGAATGAAGAAGGAAAAACAGGTATTGGTGCTAATCCTGGCGATTTTGACTGGCATGCAAATGTTACATGGCGAAGAATTAGAGAACCTATCATTTGGCTACGTGCAGTTAAAGGAACTGAAGGTTCAACAACTAGCTATAATAACAATGTAATGACATGGAACGACTTGCCTAAGACATTCCAAGAAAAACTAAAAGATCTAAAATTAATAATTACAGGCGGTAGACGTCATGATGGTTCTCCTATCTCTGCAAGAGAAGACGAAGATCGTGGAGAAAAGTTTAATCATCCGCTAGTATATACTAGCCCTCTTACTGGAAAAGTTGGGTTTTATTGCCCTTATTTACAAGTAAGGGGCATTGTAGATATGCCAAGAGAAGAATCAAACGAACTAATCAAATGGATCGGAGAATATATAACTCAAGAAAAATATGTATACCATCATGATTGGGAGGATGGAGATATTGTTATTGCAGATCAATGGCACGGCATACACAAACGCTGGAAATTTGTTAATCTAGAAACTAGAGTGTTGCACAGAGCAGCACTATATTACCCAGATCAGGATTATTCTAACTAATGAAGAATACACTTTCAGTCTGTCATCACTGTTATAGACATGTGCCAGCAATTAAATTTGAAAAAGATAATAGCATCTGGCTGCGTAAAACGTGTCCTGAACACGGAGAATCAACACACTTAGTTGAACCAGATGCAGAGTTTTATAATAGCTATAACTACGAGAGACATGCACTAGGAAGTTACTTTATTGAAATTACAAATAGATGTAATCTAGCTTGTCCTCATTGTTATCAAATGCCTGACAATCAGTCTGTTGATCCTGAAGTTACACGTATAATAGAGGATATTAAGTCTTGGCCCGATGACGGATTGCCTATTGCAATTTGCGGCGCAGAGCCGACTACAAGGAAAGACTTACCAGATATTATAAAGAAAATACAAGCACTGCCTGGTAAACCCCGTAGTTTAATGATTTTAACAAACGGAGTTAACTTATCTAATTATGATTATGCAAAAAAGTTTGCAGAGTTAGAAGGTGTTAGATGGACATTTGGTCTTAATCATACTGATTACCAAGGTCCTGTGGTTAGAAAAAAACAAATGCAAGGTATTAAAAATTGTATAGACTTAGGGCTTGTAATTAAAAATATTTCGTATACACTTTTAAATATGTCTCAGTTAGAAGATTGTATTAACGAATTAGTTGACTTAGGTCAAGGATATTGCGAAGCATACAGAATTAGATGCGGCGCAGATATTGGCAGAGCTCCAAACGCAAAACAAATTTATTTGTCAGACTTGATGAAAGCAACCGAAGAAATTTGTAAGAAAAATGAATACACTTTTGAAAAATTTAACTATGGTAATAGAGCACATTACTGTGTAGAGATTAATGGATTACCGGCAAGAATAATACAATGGCCTGATGCAACTACGTTAGATTTAAGCGAAGTACAAACTGAATCAATTGCAGATATAATACCTGGAAAGCCTCCTAGTCCACTAGTGCATCAAGTTATACTAAGAGACGGGGCAATAAACAAAGGATTACCTTTACTAGATACAATACCACAAGAGTGGATAGATAACTATGGAGGAATTAATGATTAAAGGCATTAACGGAAAACCATACATTAACCTAGATCCTTACTTAGATATAGACGGATTTAGAAATTTGCATGCAGAAATCTGTAAAGGATTTGCACTTTCACGAGAATATGCAAAGGAAGGCACATGGATGGAGCCAGGATTTAAGTTTGATGATATGAGTTATGTTTTGAATTGGAAACCTATCTATCAAGCATTTGCCGAGTATCAAATGCTGCCAGAAGATCATCCTATTAAAGAACAGGGCAAAGAAATCTTTCCTAACGATTTTAAAAATTATAAGCAACGCAATTTATTCACACGATATTTAAAAGGTGTACTTGGTGCCAACGACCCTTACAATTATTATTTTCTTTGGGAGGAAGGCAGCTGGGACGAACGTAATGCAGAACGCAAGCCAACAGAAGAACAGAAATATTTTCCAGGCGTTGTACGTTGGGTAGAAAATTTAGTCAAAGAAGATATAATTGATCGTATCGGTCGTGTTATATTCTTCCATTGTGATCACAACGGACATGCATTTGAGCACAGAGACCTAGACGGAAAAAATGGCAACGAGCAAGGGTATAGCAATCACAAGAATGAGTTTATACATATACGCTATCGCACAAAACGTGGATTCTATATATGGGATCCTGAATCACAAAACAAGCATTACATAAACTCTAATGCAGCATTTTGGAATGATGAAGATTGGCACGGCGGCGAACATTCAAACGAAGTTGAATACGGACTGCGTATCGACTGCACTTTTACTCCGAAGTTTAGAAACACTCTCGGTATTAATCATTTAGAAAGTTACTAATGGAATTTATTGGAAATTACAAAAATTGGATTATTGAAAATAGCATTATCGAAATGCTAGAAAATAAAAAAGGCGATACTACTCCTGTTTGGCAACCGGACCGTTGGAATGGAAACCAAACATTAGATCATTATAGAGAATTAGCAAGACCTGGATACTCGTGTAATAAATTTTTCTTCCATCAGTTAAATTCTGACTCAGAAGAAATGCAGGATTACAAGTTTATATATCCCAACTTACCTAAAGAACGTAATAATAAACTTTGGTGGTTTGTAAAACTATACCCGGGCGAGTTTCAGGCAATGCATGTAGATCCTCATTTAACAGAAGTAAAAAACTTTGTACGTTATACTATATTTTTACAAGATTGGATGCCAGGGCATATATTTGTTTATGACGATAAGATACTAACAAATTATAAAGCAGGAGACATGTATGAGTGGAACGATCCTGAATGTATACACGGACCTGCTAACATTGGATACACTCCTAGACTAACTTTGCAAATTACACTACACGACTAATAACCTAATAAATGAAACATATATTTGTTTGCAAGTCCTGCATTTATTCCGCTGTGCCAATCTTTATAATTGTTCCACTCTAATATCTTTCCTTGATCGTTATTAAAGTGATATTCTTTATCTAAAATAAAAATATGTCCAAGATTTGGCTTACTAACAAATATTGAATACCTTTTAATTTTTCCATATTTTAAATATTCTTGTTCGTTATCATCTATATCATAATGATAGCCTGTTATCCAGCCAGGTTCTAAACAGCTAATCCAGCTTCTTAGAGGAGTAACTTCTAATTGTTTTGATAGTATAGTTTCAATCTCTTTAGTATCGTAAAAGTTAATCCATTTTACCGAATTAATATTGAAATTGTTTTCTTGCCATAGATTTAATATGTTTTTGTATTCAGGGTTTGCCATATTCCATCTATCAGGATCGACAGTAACAACGCTACCGTCTTTTAAATTTTCAATTACATCATCCCAGTCAATCATTAAAAACCTCATCAAATGCAGGAATAAATGGATTATAAGGCCAGTATGTGTTTATGTGATCATTGATTGTTAATTCGTGGAATGTTTCAAAATCTATTTTTCCGTCATTAGTAGACTTATTAAATCTCCATGCGCCGTTTTTTCCAATAACTCCTTCTATTAGTCTTCTTTCAATGTAACGTTCGTTATGTGGTATTACTGCATAATAATCAATTGTTTTAATTTGTTTATTTTTGTCTAAGAAAAAACAATGCGGGTATAGAGATAGTTTATAATGATGTGCATTATAAAACTCTACAAATACATTTTTTAATTGTTCTTTCCAATCAGGTATTTCGTCGTCCATAGATCGTTGAGGATCATTAATTATTTGCGACAACGTCTCTTTATTAAATTCTATATAAATTTTTTGTTCTTTATAGTCTATGTGATACAACTTAGGCGTTGATTTTAAATCTTGCAACTCAGTTAAAAACTTTGCCTCTCTGTGAAAGAACCAATCAACTAAATCAGATTTTAGTCTATCGGGAGTATTATATCTATATGTCCTATCAATACAATAATGCATACACATTACAGATCCGTCTTGATTAATTGTAGGGGTATACAATAGATTTGATTCTACTTCTTCTCCTTCAAGATTTAATTTATAAAAATATTTCCAATTTTCATTGTTCATGTAATTTATTTCCAATTGAGTTTTTTATCTATATAATTCTGTACAAATGTTTTAAACTTAGAATCACCTGTGTCGACATCTGATATTTTTTTATCGTATATTTCTTGGTATGAATCTGTTTCATACAAAACAAATAATCTGTCAGATAAAAACGGATTACAACCTCTTAAGCATTTTACACCATCGTCCGAATAAAATTCTTTAACTAATGCATCGGCTTGGTACCAGTCCATAGTGTTGTGTTTCCAAATAACGACATCATTGCGGGTGCTGCCTACGCCTCCTCCCTGTATTGATTTAAACACAACATCGCCATTTTTGTCTTTATAAACTTCATAACCAGGATGCTGTTTTGCATCTAGTTTCTCCAAACCGTTTTGTATAAGCTCTTTTGTAAATCTACTTTGATTAGTTAGGCTAATATCGTAATCAGGTACTTCTAATATCCAAGCACTAGCACTTTGCCTTACCCATTCTGTGCTTAACCATTCCATAGAATTATACCACGATTCGGGAGTTTCTCCAGGAATTCCAGAAATCATTTGTATGTTAGCTCTATACCGCTTAGGGGCATGAATGTCCGTGTATGCCTCGAACTCTTTTAATCCTGCCTGTAATTTATCAGGATTCATTCCTTTACGTACAAGTTTTCCTGCTTCTTGATTAAACGTTTCTACTCCCATTGAATGTCCTAGAAATCCTAAGCGTATGTAGTCGTCCCAATAATCTCTATGTGTCACAACTAGATCGCCTCTAGCAAAGCCACATATCCAAGGATTATACCCTAGTTCGTCAACAGCTTCTGCATACTTGCGTATTTTTTCAGGACGATCGTTAAACGTTTCGTCCATCACACGCCAATTTTTAATTCCCCACTTTTCGTATCCAGTTTGTAATTGTTTTTTAAATTCTTCTTTACTTACACTTACATCTTTGCTTTGTCCTAATAACGGAAAATTACAGTAACTACAATTGAACATGCAGCCGCGAGCAGTTTCAATCTGTGGACATTCATAATGCATCATAAAGTCGCGTTCTTCGTAGTCAATTAAATAACTATCTAAAGGTGTCGAAGGATAATGATGCAATCCTCTAATTACGTTCTTACTTCCAAAAAATGCAGCATCAGTTTTTAAAGGTTCGCCTAATGTTCCGATAAGATGTCTACACAATGCTAGTATAGCATTTTCGCCGTAACTGTCTACCCAGTAATCAATATTTTCAGCAGGGGTAACAAGTGCATTATTTCCGCCCACCACTCTAGGAATATTTGGATATTCTTTTTTAAGCCAAAGAATAAAATCATTAAGATATGGACTAAATGGATTCAAAAATGCTGTGCCGAAACAAAACATTACAGTGTTATTGGTTGCTCTAGAACGAACTAACTCTTGTAATTCTTCCAATGTCCAAAAAGAAGTAAAATCGATTACTTCTGCATCCCAGTCGTTCATTCGTAAAAAAGTTGCTACTCTGTGACTCCACAAAGCTCTTTCCCACCGTTTACCAGTAAGTGAAAAGAATATTACGTTGTTTTTCATATATTACTCTCAAATTTAAATTCTTTAGGAATTATAGATTCTAATTCTTCTAATAACCAATGTTCTACATCAAAATAAATTGATGCTTCAGATTGTTTAAAATTACTTATAGTTTTATTTTTAGATGCACGGTTTAACCAAACACTCATAGTATTATCAAAACTATACCTAGGATTGGATCCGCCTGCTGTTATTTTTACAGATACTGAGTCTTTTAATGTATTGCGTGTTAATAATTTTCGAACTACCAGTTGCATCCGAGTGTGCTCGCCTACGCTAATTGCCGTATGCAATCTTCCTGCATCCATAATATACCAAACTCCGTCTTTTACAAGTTTGTGCATTTGTTGATTACCAAGGTCAATAAGGTAGTCTTGATCTCCTGACAAATTTAAATGATACCTATCGTCAATGTCAGCATGTTGTGTGTAACAACTAGGCGATTCCATTACAATAACTCTTGCTTGCCCGGCGTCAATAGGAAGACTATTCCAAATACTTTCCCATACTGTATTTTTGTATTCTTCTAATAATATCCAAGGGTCGTAAAAAAAGTCTCCTGACGGTGCTGTTAAATCGTGCTTTCCTTTTTTGAGTAGTGGCATGTCATCAATAGATACAGTATATTGTGTTTTAACAAGCATATACATATTTATCAGGACTAAGTTAACTGCACACTTTTCTTGGTAAATATTAAGATGGAACTATACTTAAAGGAATCGTGGAGTCGAATAGGCATTAGTCTTAGTGGCGGAGCTGACAGTGCAATACTTGCTTATTTAATATGTAAAAATGTAAGTACAACTACAGATATACATTTTACTTCGCAAATACGCTGCTGGAAGACAAGGCCATGGCAAGGTCCTGTTGCCGACGGAGTAATCGATTGGTTTAAAAATAGGTTTGATAATAACTTTACAGTACATAAAAACTTGGTGCCGCCCGAATTAGAAGAACCAACCGATTATCTTATTAAAGATGAGTACGGTAAAATGAAATCAGGTAATAGGATTATACTACGTTCGCATAACGAATATATTGCACACCAATACAACTTAGATGCATTATACGGTGGCGTAAATATGAATCCAGATATAGATATTCCTGGCAAGGTTGCAGAACGTGACCAAGGGCATTTACTACCTCATTTTGTACATAACGGGGTTGACATTTGTCATCCTTTCGTGTATACTAAAAAGGATTGGATTATACGGCAGTACTACGAAAACAATATCGTAGACTTATTAAATCTTACTCGTAGTTGCGAAGGAGAGTTTGAGGGTTTGGATTATACTACATATATACCAGGACAACATGTGCCAGAATGTGGAGAATGTTTTTGGTGCAAAGAACGTCAGTGGGGAATAGATAATGTCTAAAAGTTGTACATTCTGTATGCATCCTTTTACTGGACTTGCTACACGAGAAGATGGTGCTATTAAAGTTTGTTGCCGTAGTCAACCTGTTGGCTGGATACAAGATGAAACATTAGAAGAAGTTTGGAATGGCGATGCTATGCGTGAAGTACGCAGACAAGTGCTTAATAACGAACGTCCAGTAGTGTGCAAACCATGCTTTGACTTAGAAGATCAGGGTGTTGAGAGCTTACGACAGCGTCATACAGCAGGAGTAATACCTGAAGCTAGGGTCAACTTATACCCTGATGCCCTTGACGCTTTAGAAGACGATTATAGCATGCCTTTTGAGTTTCCTACAATGGAAATCAAGCTCAACAACTTATGCAATTTGAAGTGTCGTATGTGTAATCCTTTAGATAGTACAAGTTGGAAGGATTGGAACCAAGTTACAGAATTTTATAAAAAAGAAAATAATTATCTTATACCAACTGTTGACGCTCTAGTAGACAAACCAGGACAATATATTGGTCCTTTTGATAATAGTGATAACTGGTGGACAAGTTTTGAAAAACTACTACCGTTCTTTAGACGTGTAGAATTTGCAGGTGGCGAACCTCTAATGGATCCATACCATTATAAGATACTAGATCGTCTTGCAGAGTACGGTGAGAATATAGAACTAAAGTATGCTACAAACGGTACTACGCTTGGTATAAAGGGCGGACGTACTATACACGACTATTGGCCTAAGTTTAAAAGCATTGCTGTAAACGTAAGCATAGACGGTGTGTACGACACGTATGAATATATTAGAGGCAACGGTAAGTTTAGTACAATAGAAGAAAACATTGAAATATTTAAGAGCTTTCCTAATGTAAGTAGAGTAGTAGGTGCATTTACTGTACAAGCAAATAATATAATGCAGATAGACAAAGTTATTGATCACTTTATTAATAAAATGGGCATTGTGTTTTATTCACACAGAGTAAACTATCCTATGAGTCTAAGTGCGCAGGTATTGCCGCCAGAACTAAAACAAAAAGTAATAGCACGTTTAGAACAAATGAAAACAGAAGTATTAGAATATCCAATGGTTAAACAACACAAACTATTAAAAACTGTAACACTACAACAGATACAAGATAATATTAATTTCTTAGAAGCAAAGTGTATGCACGAAACGCATTGGCAAGATTGTATAGAGTTTAACAAGCGTTTAGACAAAACTCGTGGACAAGACTTTCTTGCAGCTAATCCGGAGTTTGCAGCATATGTTTAAAGTAGAAAATCGGTGGGGGCATCACACTAGTATTCATGTAGAATGGAATATAGGTAAACGATGTAATTTAGATTGCGGATACTGTCCTGCAGAAATACACGATAACTTTAGCCCACATACTGACTTAGATGTTATGGTTAATGCTATCTACGAATTAGAAAAAATTGGCAAACCTATACGCCTAAGTTTAACTGGCGGTGAGCCTACTGTACATCCAAAGATAGAAAAAATAATAGAATGTGCAAAAGCAAGATTACAATGGCTTAGTATTACTACCAACGCACTTCGTATGCCTGAGTGGTATGCAAAGCAGCCGGTAGACCAATGGGTGTTTAGTTTGCACTTTGATAACGAACATAGTCAGCGGGCAGCTGAAAATATTGTTTATTATAGCCAGTTGTTAGACATGCACAGTAAAGATACTAAATTTCAAGTAAATCTAATGTGTCATCATGAACATATGGATAAAGTTCGTCAAGCTGCACAGTTGTTAGAAGGCCATAACATTCCTTATGTGTGTCGACGTATACGTTGGACTGAAGCTGAAGATCGAGATTATTTTGATGACATGCGTTATAAAGAAAAAGATTTAGAATGGATATTAAGTAAAAAATCAACAGTAAAGGCAAATTGTGTTGTAGATGACAAAGACCTAATACATGCAAATGATGTAATTAAACATAAACTAAATGCGTTCGAAGGTTGGAGCTGTAATGCAGGACTAGAAAGTTTAATGGTCAACTGGGACGGTGATGTACATCGTGCTACGTGTAGAGTAGGCGGTAGTTTAGGTAATATTTACAAAGGAACTTTTGAATCTCCTGTTGCTCCTATTATATGTACACGCAAATGGTGTACATGTGTCGCCGACATTTCGTTAACTAAGGTTTCCATTTCGTAATATGTGTATCTGGCTGACAGCCACAACAGTCAAATGGACATTTAATTGTTGATAATTCAAAAGATGCTCTATTAAATTCTTGTTCAAATGTTTCTGAAAATAAGTTTATATTGTAATCTTCAAATAATTCAGCATTACAACTACCTTTTACTGTACCATCAAATGTAATAACTAAATTTTCTAAAGCAACATTACAATTCCAATCTTTGTAATAATTAGTTTTTTCATTTATGTAATCGCCAGTTCTTTTAGTTTCTACAGTATCATCGTTGTACAATGCTACACTATCATGTATTCTGAACAAATGCATATTATCCATTAAAAATTTTGTATCTGGTAGTCTTTTTATATCTTGTTTCATGTAGTTAGATTGCTCGTCAGTATAACTTAAATTATCTTTACCAGAGAATGAAACTATAGGCTTAGCTTCAATAAACCAAGGACATTTACTAGTTTGTAATTTATCAATTATACTTTTACATTTATCAAAATATTCAGCATCCATTAATACTAAAGCGGTGCAAGAAATATTATTAGAATACAAATAATCTAATACTTCGATAGTATGATCTATATCTGCAAATTCGTGATGTACACTCAGTGTGACTTTATCAACATACTTGCCGTTTTCCTTCCACCAGCGCATAGACCTACTACCATTAGTAGTTACTGTAAGCTCTACATTATGATTGTTTCTAATGCTTTCGCAAAATTTAGCAAAGTGAGGCCACATTGTTGGCTCTCCTCCGCCTACTAAATTAATGTCAAATTTCTTTTTATTGTATTTGGTTGCATACATATCAAAAAGTATAGTAAAGTTTTTTACTACAGTGTCAACATTTTTTGGATATCTATAAACAGCATCCTTACTTCCAGGAAAACAATATGTGCAATTAAAATTGCATATGTCAGTTGGCCAAAATCTTATATCTAAAATATCTTTTGGTTGTAGACTTATTATTCTTTGTGGCTGTGTGCCTATGATTGTTATTGGCTGTGTCATAGCAAGTGTGCCAATTCTGGAAATACTTTTGCTGCATTTAAATTGCGTATTGCATCAAGTTTGTTTGTATATTCTTTAAAGCCCGGCAACAAGTGACTATTATCCTGTGCGTTCATATGATTAAGAACTGCTTCCCAACGTTTCCATCCGTAAGGATTGTGTTTCCAATAATCGTCGTCTTGTCTATAGTTGTTCCACAGCCAGTCCTTAAAGTCCATAAAACGTTCTTTAACTTCTTGCTTGTCGTGTTCTGGCAATATTTGAATACTAAGGAAAGTCGGAATGTACAGTAAGTGCATATTAACTAATCCGCCTCCCATTTGTACACCGCCCGGAACTGTACCGTTGTTTAGTTTTTTAAATCCGCTTTCAAGTTTCCATTTCATAAAGTCAGGCAAATGCTTTACGTTGAATATTTGTATTGCTGTTGCTAAACTTGTTTGTATATTGTCAGGAGTGTTATCAAGCATATGTAAAGTTTTTTCTACAGTTTCAAAGTCTGTAGGGAATCGTATGTATTCATCGCGTCCGTGGCTAGCATCCATACTAATAGCAAACTTTACTTTTTTAAACTTTGACCATAACTCAATTAAATCTTCGTCTACTAGTAAACCGTTTGAATTATAACGTAACAATATCTTGTCTTGATAACCTTGTCTAATAATTTCTTCAATAAACATTTTGTGTTCTTTGATCATTAGAGGCTCACCGCCTGCAAAATACACTTGTCTTAGGTTAGGAATTTGTGCATACATTTCTTCCCAGAATGTATCTTTCTCGTGCCACTTGTTATTGAATGTACTTTTATCAAATTGCATTTGCCTTTTAACTTCTGGGTCTTGTAATACAGGAATAAGTTTTTTATGATCTGCAACCCACTTACTCGAATCATGGGGACTACACATCACACATTTAATATTACAAGTATGACCCAATCTTAGATCAAGATAAACTAACTCTTCTGGCACTGTACCGTCTGCTTGTGTTTGCTCAATTAAGTACGGAATATCTACTCCGTCTTCATCACGATGCCAAGTACCTGTTTCCCATATTCGTTTACTAACTATACCAACTTTTTCTTCTTGAAAACACTTTGTGCAACTTGCAGGTATTTCTCCTCGAAGCATAGTAGTACGTACACTTTTCATGTACTCATTATTCCACGCTTCCATTGGTGTTTCTCTACCAAAGTTTGCCGGCTGTCCGTCTTCCATCTTTACTAAGCCAATTTCATGGTCGCCGGTTACTGCTCCGCTGGCGTTTGCACTACAGCACAACCGCATATCGCCGTTAGGACGAGTAGCAAAGTGTATCCAGGGCAATACGCAAAATGTAGGTGTGCCGCTTACTTTTGCTATCTCGGCTTGATATTTTTCTAAATCAGACATTGACATATTGCTCCATTGCAGAACTAGTTGGGGTATTACATTTACCGCAAAATTTAGCACATACTATCATATTTTTATTATGCCAAGATTGGTGCCATGCTGAAATCCATTTAGGATCTTGTATAATAGCCCGGATTGATCTGTTTAATGTATTTATTTTTGTTTGACCACCCATTAATTTAATTATAGCGTTGTGTTCTTGTTTTGCTCTTAGATGAGCATTGTATAATATGTCTTCTTTTTTAAAGTAATCATAAGGAATTGCAGCAGTATAACAACAAGGATATAAATCTTTATGACAATCTATATAAATTTGTTTATATTTGTTTGTTTCACACTCGATGTCTACATTTGTATTATAGAACTCTTCGATAGCATTTTCTGTTAAAGAGATTACTTGAGTTTTGCTACTCGGATTCAATGTATACAGTACATTACCTAACTTGTCAACGACTTTTTGAGTATTATTTTTAAATCTATTACTATCTTTTAGAGAAAAGTTTTTGAACCCAAGTTTTTTAGATAGCTCTTTAGCAGCATCTACTTGGTGTTCGTTATGCTGAAATCTAATCATGGCCCATTCTGCTGTGCCGCCTGCATTTATGAATGCAGTTGCGTTCTGAATAATTTTATTATAGTCTGTGCCAATTCTATACATTGAATGCGTATCTTCTAAACCATCAATTGCAAATATGATGTTATGATCTTTAGGAACAACTTTTGCTAGTTCTGTCCACCAATCTGTTGTTTTGGCGCCACCATTTGTATGTATATTCAATTGTATATTAGTATGCGTTAACTCCTTACACATATCTAAAAAGTTATTATTAACAATACAATCACCAAAATTACCAATAAACGTTAAAACATCAATTTGTTGTAAAACTTCAGGAGTAATTATTTTGCGAAAATCGTCCAAAGTCCAATCATTTAATACTAAATTTGGATTAGGAAGTCCTCCGCAATAGTTTCTAGAACACATAGGACACGATGCTTGACACCTGTTAGTAATCTCTAAATATATTGTTTTTAATTCATCAAATGCTAACACTTTTTCTTTCCAATAATCATATAACGTGTGTATTTAGGTGTTTCAAACTCTCCTGCCCATAATACATTAATATCAGACACGTGCTTAAAATCTTCTAAATCTGTAGCACAATTAATATGTTCTTCTAGTTCAAAGTAGTTATTACTTTGTAATACAATTAAGGCATCGTCTGGCTGATTGTTTAACCATTGTTCGTACTGTTCTTGTGTAATGTGTTCGCAACTAGTGTTTATAACTACATCAGCAGGTTGGGTATACTTGCACATGTCTGCTGTTACAGCATTAAACTTTTTTTCTATTTCATATCGTCTGTTTACTGTACAAGCAATATCTTTGCACACAGGGTCTATGTCTACGCTTGTAATGCTGTTTAACGGTAGGTGACTGTTAAACAGTATACTTGCCAACACTCCGTTCCAGCCACCGTATATGACTATGTTATTCTGCTTTGTCTTAGGTATTATACTATATAATTCTTTTGCTAACCAAACTTTGCTGTTTACTTGGCCTTTCCAAAAACTTTCAAGTGTGCGGTATTGATCATCACTGTTTCGAATTGCATCCATCCAAAATAGCACGTCTTCAATATCAACTTTCATGTTATTTCCTCTAATGCATTGAAAACTTTTGAAAATTCATTTGCGCTCGAGTTAGCCGCATCACTAATATAATGATCTCTGTTATGTAACAGTTTAGGTGTGATTAATTTGTAAATATCTTGTTTTTCATTGTATGATAATTTTGAAAAATTATTAACATTATCAATAACTTTATTAATTCTAGTTACAGGATCTAATTCAGAATCATAACTTTCGTCAAACATTTCTTCAAAAGTATAATAACCTCGTTCTCTTAATAAATGTAATGTATTTGGTGCACCAATAATTATAAAAGGGTGTAAGTTTAGAATAGGTTTGTACATTTTTTCTGTAATAAATCTATTTACTAAAGTAGTTTCGCTAATTATACTAAAAAATGTACTTGTATAATGAAACAATTCTGTATTATGTATGTTATCCTGAGAAAATTTATCAGCAGGCATATCTAAAATCATTGGTTTAAATGCTTCTACAAAGTTAGTTAAGTGTTTAGATCCAAGGTTATAGCGTTCTAAAATTATTAAACAATCATTTAAAGAATATGTACCATTAGTATGTTCGGATGCTGTTAAGCTAACTAAATTGTTTTCTAAGATTTCTAGACGATCGAGCTCAGAGACTGCATACAATCTATGAGGTCTTAGTTTACCATTGTAAAATAAAAAGTCATGTTTTTTTTCTAAATCAATTGAATCATTAGTCGTTGTTACATTTTCATAATAATTGCCTGCAAAATAATCTATTCCTATAGGAGTGAGAAAACTATTAAGATTATGTTCTTTTAAGAAAATTTTATAATTAACTAGAATGTCAGGATCGCCGAATACAAATAATATATTAGCATTTAGTAAATTATTTTTTTGTAAATTTTTATAGATGTTTAAAAACCAGTCTTCTAACGAATGTCCTTCCCTAGGATAGTATAACATAATAGAAAGTCCTGCTTTAAACAAGTTTTTAGTATGTTGGGGTATTCTAGAAAATATATCTACATCTGCGTGTACATTGTGTAGTTCAATTACGTAGACATTAGTTTTTGTATTATCTAATTGTTCAGTTGTTTGTTTTATAGAAAAATTAATATTGCTACGCGACATCTTTTCTAAAATGGACCTATCAAGATGATAGACAGCATCTTGAATCAAACAATTGTTTCCTATTAAATTATCATACCATAAAACTATATCAGCCATTTAAGAATCCACTAATTTGTAGTGTATATTTGTGCGCCATTCCGGCGTTGGCACTAAGATGCAAATGCTTACTATCCCAAATTAATCCTTCTCCGGCACACCAATGTGTATTGTTGTGCCAACTTTTATCTTTATCTTGATACTGAACTAAATGGCCAACTTTCCAATCTTCTAAATATACATTAGCACGTACTTTAAGACGATTGTCATCTGGATATCTCTTGTTTATTTGAAAAAACGTATCTCTATGTATAGGAATAACATTACCAGGTGGTTGTAGTATAGAACTAACGGTAATAACTTGCATACCAAGTTGTTTACTTAGTTCTTCAAAATCTACCTGCGATTGATTAAACCATAATTGACTAATTTCTGTATTTTTACTAGTGTAACTATCTGGGAAGCCGCCATAATCTTTGTGAATATCTTTTAATTCATGTACTTGATGCGTAATACAACTACCTCGATGCACACTGTAGTCGGCATTTAAAAATGTACTAAAATTATAATCTAATTTAATTTTTTTAATCATTGTGTTTTCTTTTTGGTATCTTACTATCTGCACTACTAACACAACTATAGGTTATACACTCTTGTGGTGCTTTAAACAGCTCAAATCCTCCGTCTAACGTGCCTAAAGGAGCATCATGGCAACTATAGCTACGTTTAACTTCGTTCTCTCGAATAACGCAACCTTGATATCCTGCATTACATTCCCATCCGTGAAACTTATTGAATCCAAATGCATTGAAACGTTCTGCTTGATCTAATTCGTATTTTGTACCTTTACTATCATATAGTGCAATTTGTGCTATTTGCTCGCCGTTCCACTTTTGTGGAAATCCTTGTC